TACAGGGGTTCGTTAAATGAACTGCAGTAGTTCGTCAGATGAACTGGAACTATACCTAATAACTAAACCTATTAACTATACCTATAGAACTATTTGTTTGTGTTATTAAGTATATCAGTAAAAATATTGTTAAATAATTTGTAGTATAGCCCGAAATGTGATATCATAGTAGTATGGACAAAGAAGAAAGAATACAGTATCCGTGCAAAATTAGTGATTTAACTATTTACACAGATATGAAGATGTTTCTAGTAGCACTAGAGCAGGCAGGTGTTCCGTATAAAGATTTATACTGGTGCATTTTGAACGATAAGAATAAAAAGTTGTTTGCTTTGTATACAACTTGGCATTACGCTGGGAGACCATACGATGGCGAGAAACGATGGGAAGAGTTTAAAACTTTAGACTTTAGCTTTATTGGGGATATTACAGTCTAATTTGTAATTTATTGCATTCCGTGATATAGTTAAAGGAGTATTAGTAATAGCGATATTACAGGTGCTCAATTAAAGTTAGCAATTGTGATGGGGCAACTCATCACTTTTGCTTTTAGTAGAAGAAATAGGAGAAACAAGTGTCTGACGATATTAACAGTCCTTATGAGGACGATTTAGAAAAAGCCCAAACTACACTAGAGATAGTAGAAGGTGGCAAAGATAAAGCACCAGTTCTTTCAACAATGGAGGAGCTTATTCAAGAAGGCAAAGTAGGTGTTACTTGGAACGAATTTTTAGAAATTGTTCAATGGCTTTCAATAAGATATACAAAAGGTGATGATACGCCTAGTGAATGGACAGATATACAACTAAAGGCTATGTATTCAGATTTACAATACTGGACATTCAAGGATATTCAATCTGCAGTTATTAAGTTGCACAATGAAGGTTCTTATTCAGCACCAAACAGTTCACAGATTATTGGCAAGATTAATAAGCTTGGCTACAAGGAAGTCTTATCTCAGCAAAAGATTAAACAAATTTCTCGTGGTGAAGTCGGCGAATGCAAGGCAGGAGGCGAACACGAGTGGTTTGAGCTAGGTTGGGTTCATAATGAGTATGGAGACCCGGAATTTTTTGTCTCTTGTAATAAGCGTGTTTCTGTGGAAGCTAGGGCATGTGGAGCAGAAAAAGTTATTACTGCACCAAAACACCAAGAGTTTTCCAAACCAGAGCCAATGTGGCTTGAAAAGTTTGTTGAAACTGCAAAGTCGATGAAATTACCAGACCACAAGATTGATTGGATGTTGTCTAACGCTAGACCTCATCTCAGAACTTATGCTGAACATATTGAGAAGTATGGTAAGCCAGAAGAAGAAGCTGTACAAGGGGAGATAGTATAATGTTATACAAACAACATATCATAGACGAATATTACGAAAGTAAAGCCCAAGAAGTCAGAGAAGCTATTGGTTTCTATTGGGCAACTAGAACAAGAGACAATATTAAAAATATTGGCGATTCATTTATCAGAAGCTTAGATGTTATTCAAGAGATTGACCCAGAAACTGGAAATTTCTTTGAAGCTGAAAAAGATGATACTGAATTATGTTCACAAGACTTTATGGATTATATGGATGTAGCTATGTTCAATGCAATCAGCGAATGCAGTGTTAATGAAACTGCTAAAGGTGATTACAAAGAAGATTGGACAACAAAAGATTTACAGAAGTTAACTTTTAATCTTCTAGACAAGAATTTTGCTAAATATAGGAAATTAACACTTGAAGAAAAAAAGAACTATGTACGCCAGTGTTTGTGGAATTACGATGACTATAAAGAAAGTTTTCAGTTTTCTTTAAAGAAGTTCACTAACGAGCTTATTCAGAAATTCATGATTGTTGATTATGATGAACGAGAAGACATTGAAGAACCTAGTGAGTTTAACTGTACCATCAAAAATGTTTATGAACTTATTGTTGACTTCCAAAAAGCAAATGAAGGAATGCCGACAAAAAGAGAAGACTCTGAAGAACATTCAGAGGAAAGCTTAGACTTAATTTCTAAAGCAATGTTTTCTGAGGATTTTATAGATTACGTTGTGAATTATATTTTCAATGAGGTAAAATAAGATTTCTCGAACAATCGAGAAAAATATATAAGCTGGACACTTGTATATAGGAATATTGTCCGGAAAGGTTAAACTTACCTAGAGGAAACTCGAAGATTGTTTAATTTGAGCCGACAGACATATCTTAAAAAATAACAGTTGCGAGACAGTGTTGGGGGGTCACTCCCCCATATTCCACTAGGGAGCCGGAAGTATAACTAAATTGTATGGGATACAAAGATACTAAATGTAGTGATTAAGTATAAGTTATAAAAATAGGCTCCCTTTTTTTACGCCCTTGTTAGGAAAGTCCTAACTCGTAATAGCATTATTTGAATAATGATACAACTAGTTGCTTGGCGTAAACAACGACGAGCAAACAAGAGGGTATAATAGGATAGTCGGCTGTAGACTCGCAAGAGTTTACACTTTTGTCCGATACCCTCCCATCGTCGGCTCTCTTCGGAGAGCCGTATTTAAAATGACTGAAAAAATCTTTTTTATAATTTGCAATTAAATTCAATCTATGGTATAATGGATTATAACGAAAACGAAAGGAATATAATGAACGATAAAAAACAATTCATTTATGACATATTAAAAATAAGTAGAGGACTAGAGGTACATCCTTGGCACACTACAGAAGTAGTGGGTATGGACAGCGTTGAGCTTAGTGTCTTTGGTTACGCTAACGAAATGGAACCATTCGCTAAATGGGCTGCTAAAGCTCAAAGGGAATATACCAAAACTAATAGAAGTGATGCTAGAGATATGTTTATCTTTAGGTATCCTGTAGAAACCAACAACGAGGAGGAATAATATGAATACTAAAAAATACGTGTGGTCTGTTAACGATAGTCCACAATCAGCAGTAGTCGACAGACTTGCAAAAAGAGATTTAGAAATCTTGAAACGAGTAGAGAGGTCTGATACAAAAGACTTGTCTGTTGCTGGATTAAAGAGAAGCATCTTTGATGTTAAATCTTTTGAGCTTTGGTCACAAGATGTGCCAGAAGTTAAACAGCTTCAGATTGGTGATACTTTTGAAGTGCCTCACTATGTGTACCGTCCTTACAGTGGCAGGAAAGCAAGCTATGATGTTTGCAATGCTGAGTTCACAGTATTGGACAAAAAGACTCACAAACGAGTAGATGAAGTCTTGGATGCTGATGGCACTAAGTTCAACAAGCGTAAGTATGAGAAGACTTATGTTTTACTTGAGTCAACTAAAGATAGGCATGAAGGACCAGACACTTGGTTCGAGAGGTGCTCTAACTTCTCTGCACGCAGAGACGGTGGAGGTTACTACTTCCCACTCATGAAAAAGAAACAGCAATGGGTTTCTCAACAAGAGATTCTTATGATGTTTCTTAAAGACGGTGGGTTGTGTCCACTTAAACGACGCAAGATTACTTGTAAGTACTGTGATAATTAATCACAGTACTTGCAATTTTTTGCAATGTATGATACAATAGTAATATGAAAGAAGAAATTATGATTTACATTAGGAATATAACATTGAGAATCTTAGAGAGACTTGATGCTAGAAGTACTGTTTTAACAAGACTAGCTTATAAAGCTACTAGAAAAGTGCATGACATTTTGTTTGTAGCTATTTATGAGAGAAGTCCATATGATTACAACTACTGGGGGGAAGGCGATAATGATTGAGAAACTACTTTTTAAATCTATTGGGAAACTAATAGGTGGCAAGTATTGGTTTAGCGATAGCTATTTACCGTATTCTTTTTGGGTCATCATTGATGGCAAAAGAGAATATTTTCAATTTAGATTTAAATGGTTTAAAAGACTTATGTTCTTTTGGGCTTTAAAATCTAACAAGATTGAAGCTGGTGGTGGTGCTATAACTTACTCCAATAAAGTTTGGAGAGCTTGGAAGCTAAGACACAACATTCTTTATAGACTTCACTACAAGTGGGATAGACCTTACGGTATGGGTATTCACGCAGAAATACCTTACAGATGGACTATTAATCTTAAGTTTAAAGATAAAGTCACATACAAAAGAGAAGAGGCTGTCAACAATGCTGTAGGATGGTTTGTATGAGAGAGTTTACAATACATTTTACAATTGCTGATATGGATGTCTTTCCTTGTGAGTATGATGATGAAGATGCTATTGATTGGGCTAGAGAGAGAGTCCATGAAAAGCTTAAAAAAGACGGAGTCAATGCTTATGATTTCGTATGTACAGTTAAAGAACGAGTGGTGGAAGAAGAGGAATAATGGTTACAGATATTAAAAAGTTAGTAGCAATTATAAAAGTATTACGTAGACAAATAGATGTAGCGTTTGACTTATTGACAGCTGAACAACAGGCGTATTTTTTAACTGCTATTAAAACTATTGGCGAACCCTATATGGAAGAAGAATAATGAAAGAGAATGAAATTAAGGTAAAGAAGTTTACTGTTCCTATAGAAGGCAGTATAACTCTTATTGGTGTTGATTTTCTAGATGCAATGAAAAGCATCGATGAAAGATTATCTTTGGCACCAAATAACTTAAACTTGAGACCAAAAATGGGACAAGTAGAAGTTCGACCGTTTCACGATGAAGAAGAGTAAATAGCAGCTAGCTATTCAATTTAATATAAGGGGGTTCGTATGTCTGAAATTTCAGAAATACAAGCTAAACTATACAGCCAATGTGCTGTTAAAAAATGTAGTAGACCCATGCAACCAAACAACGAGGGTGGATTAGACCTCGAAGTTTCTGGTGGCTATGGTGATTATATTGACTCATACACTGGGGAAATAAATACATTTAGATTGTGTCATAGGCACGCTCATAAATTTGCCAACTGGTTAGGCAACTCAGATGCACTTACTATGTACTGGGGTCATAGCCACGCAGGTTATGAGCCGGGTTTTTGGTTCGGTCATCCAAGCTGGGAACAGCGTACTTGGTTATCATACATAACTATATTCTTTCATAGTTGGTATAAACTAGGCTGGAAAAAAGCTAAATATTATTTAGTAGAACAATTTCGTTCTCACATAAACTGGTCTAGGGTCAACATTAACGACCATAAAACACCAGTTCAGTGGGGGAAGTTCTTCTTCCAGTTGTTCTTTTTAGACAATCATAGTAAAGGTTTCGTTGTTGGACTTAAGCGTAAGTTCCAAAGCAAACTTTACAATTTTTCTAAAAATTATTACCGTAGTCAGACTTCGCTATATAGCGAAATTTGGCATAAAGCTTTAAACGATGGCTTTTCTGAATCAGAAACAGCTTATCTTAAAGACCTAGGTCTTGCTTTAGCAAAAGCAGAAGAGGAGTAATCCTTGAACAAAACCCCTCGAAAGAGGGGTTTAGTTTTTTCTATAATTAGTAGTAAAATAGAGGAGACTCTAGTTACCCAGAATATCCGTAAATAAGTATAGTAGACTAGAGGAATAATGGGTAATAGAGACATTCTTGAAGAAACACCAGTAAAGAAGAAAAAGTATCTTGAAATAAAATTTCCACCTCTTCACGAAGCACAACAAGAAGTAAGAGACAGCGAAGCACGTTGGAAAATATTATGTGCTGGTCGTCGTTTTGGTAAATCAAGGCTTGGAGTGCAATTATGCATGGAAAAAGCATTAGCAGGTGGTAGAGTTTGGTGGGTTGCACCTACATTCGCAATAGCTAGAGTTGGTTGGCGTGATGTTGTAGCAGCAGCAGGTATTTTTCCTAAAGATTCTGGTGTAGATGTAAAAGTCGGTGATATGACTGTACATTTTCCCGGTGGTGGTTCTATTGCTGTTAAATCTGCTGATAATCCACAAAGATTAAGAGGTGAAGGTTTGCATTATCTTGTTATGGATGAAGCTGCTTTCGTAAGAGAAGAAACTTGGACAGAAGTACTTCGTCCTACTCTTACAGAAAATAAAGGTTCTGCATTATTCATCAGTACTCCTATAGGAATGGACAATTGGTTTTACAAATTATGGGAAAAAGCAGATACAGCAGAAGATTGGGCTAGATTTCAATACCCAACTATTGCAAATCCTGCTATTGACCCAGCAGAAGTAGAGTCAGCAAGAGAAGATTTAGGTGAATTAGTTTTTGCTCAAGAGTATTTAGCTGATTTTATATCTGAAGGTGCTCAAGTATTCAAAACTGAATGGTTTAATTATTATAAAGAAGGGGTAGGAACGGTATGGGCAGATGGCAAAAAATATGACATAGACAATGACTTAGTCAAATTTGCTACTGTTGACTTAGCTGTTTCCACAAAAGAATCTGCTGACTACACCGTTATCGGTGTATTTGGTCACAACATTGAAGATGATAAACTATTTCTCTTAGACATGTTTCGTGACAGAGTAGAAGCACCAGATATAGTTCCTCAAATAAAAAGAATGGTAGGAATACACAACCTTGAATGGGTAGGAATTGAAAGAGCTGGTTACCAGTTAGCAATAGTTCAGTTCGCTAGAAGAGAAGGTCTTAGAATCAAAGAATTAAGAGCTGATAAAGACAAGCGTTCACGGGCACTTCCTTTGTCTGCTAAGATGGAGAGAGGACAAGTATACTTTCCTAAAGATAAAGACTGGGTCCTCGCAGTAGAGCGAGAGTTACTCACTTTTCCGGTTGGAGAGCACGACGATACAGTTGATGTATTGGCGTACGCTTGTTTACAAAGTGCAACTAAGAGAAAATGGGAAGCTTACTAAATGGCTGAAGATAAAAGTTTTTTTAAGCGAGCAGCAGAATACTTGCAAGCTCCACCACAAAGATTAACCCTCAAAAGAGGACCACTTGACAAATATGAACAAGTTCAAGGTTCAGTTTGGGGATATAATACCCAATCTGGTTATTTTCCACAAAAACTAATTGATGAACTAGGTGATGGACTCGGTAATTCAGCTGTAGTCGCATGTCTTAACGTATTGGCAACTTCTTTTGCTGAGCCAATGCTTAAAGTTTATAAAAAAACAGACCAAGGTAAAGCAGAAATTGTAAATCATCCATTAGAAGTTTTAATGCAAAGACCAAATGAATTTATCTCTGGTAACATTCTTTCTCACTATATAGTTACTTCATTATCTGCACACGGTGATGCTTTCTTACTGAAAGTCAAAGACGGTCAAGGTAATGTTGTTCAGCTTGTCCCATTAATGCCTTCTTATGTAAAAGTAAGAGGTAACGAAAGAGAATTAATTACTCACTATGAATACCACGCTGTTCAAAAAAGTAATCAACTCAATACAGACTATATAGAAATACCAAGAGAAAATATGGTTCACGTACGTCAAGGTATGGACCCAGACGACCATCGTAGAGGTTTTGCACCACTACGTTCAGTTATGAGAGAACTAGCTGGTGATGAAGCAGCTGGACAATTTTCCGTAGCTTTGTTGCACAATATGGCTGTTCCGGGAGTTATCTTAAGTCCTAAAGACGACACAATGGGTGGACCAAGTAGAGAAGAAGCTGAAGCAATTGCTCAGTCTTTCAAATCAAAATTCGCTGGTGCCAATAGAGGTGCACCAATGATTATGACAGGTGCTATGGATGTAGATGTAGTTTCATTTACACCAGAACAAATGAATCTTAAACAATTAAGAAGATTGCCAGAAGAGAGAGTTTCTTCTGTACTTGGAGTCCCAGCCATACTCGCCGGACTCGGGGCTGGATTGGACGCAGCCACCTACAACAATACGAAAGAATTAAGAGAGTTCTTTACAGAACAAAAAATGATTCCTATGTGGAGTGCAGTTGCTCAAGAAATTTCACACCAGTTACTACATGATAATTTTGAAAAACAGAACTATGAATATTTTTGTGCTTATGACTTAGACCAAGTTAGAGCACTAGCAAGCGATAAAAAAGACCAAGTATTAACAATGAACTCTGGTGTACAGGGTGGCTTTGTTACTGTTGGTGAAGCTAGAAGAGCTTTGGGACTTGACACTGATGATAGTCACGATGTATACCTTAGACCATTAAATATGATTGCAGTGGCAGAAGGTGATACAGGGATTATGAACTCAACAAATGAGGAGCCCGTCCCTTCTGCAATTGCACAAGAAGAAGAAGATGATGAAAAAGCTACTTTAAATACATCTAGATTTCAACCAGAAGTTCGTAGAACTAAAAGAACTATTGGTAAAAGAAAACCTACAAAGAAAACAGTAACTATTGATTTACATATGGAATTTGCTTCATCAGAATCTGAGTTTGTTCCTATTGAATTGAAAGCTGCTGCAATATCAGCTAAAGTTAAAGAAGTATTACAAAAGAAAGTAGAAGACCACAATGCAAAGAATCCAAAATATAGAGCAAGTTATGGAATGTTGGCAGCTGTCTTCAGAAGAGGTGTTGGTGCCTATAGAACTAACCCAGCTTCAGTGCGAGGTAATGTTTCTTCAGCAACCCAGTGGGGCATAGCCAGAGTTAACGCTTTCTTAAAAGGATTAAAAGGTAAATTTCCAAGAACAGCTTTTGACCAAGACTTACTTCCTAGTGGTCATCCATTAAGTTCAAAAAAATCAGCTAAAGCAGCTTCAGTTAAAGTTGGAGATGCAGTTAGTTGGTCAATTAATAAAGACCCAGACCCACCTTCAACTGTTCATGGAATAGTTACTTCTGTAAAAGAAGAAGAAGCAACAATGTTAGTTTGGGCAATTATGGAAGATGGTTCTCATAAAAAGACTGATAGAAGTGTTACTCAACCAATTTCTAAATTAAAAAAGATTAAAGATTGGCGTAAAGAGTCTAAAGCCCCAAAAGATTTAACAAATTTTCCTAGCTCTGGAGATAATCAAAAAATTAGTTTAAGTAATTCAAACTTTAAACAATTTCCAGATAAAGCATATGTAGACAATTTAAAAAAGAATTACCCGAAAATATGGAGAAGAGCAGGTACCGGTGGTAATCCTCCTACTTCATTTACTGGTAATGATGCCTACATAAACTGGACAAAGTACAAAGCTGGGGATAGAAGTTCTTCAGTACTTAGCTGGGTAAAAAGACGAGAACGTTTTATGTCTCGTCATCAAGGAAACACTCGTTTGAATGGAATTATTGCTGTCATGAAATGGGGTGGCGTAACGAAATCTGGCGTATCTGCAATGAAGAAAATTGTCAATGAACAGAAAAAAAAGGAAGATGAACGAAGTAAGAAGGCTATTGACCTAATTACCGGGAACACTGACGATTTGACAGATTAGAATAGTATATGATATATGAAAGGTATATATTAAAGCGAGTGAGATATGGAAAATAACAAATTTAATAAATCAATAGAGTTTAAAACTACTGATGACGAAAAAGGAAGTGTAGAAGCTGTATTTTCAGTTTTCAACAATGTCGACACAGACGGCGATGTTGTTCTTCCGGGTTCAATAAAGTCTGGATTCAAGGATAACCAAGTCCCAATGGTGTTTGCACACAAGTGGGACCAGCCAATTGGAAAAGGTGTCATAACTTCAGATGACAGTAAAGCTACATTCACAGGAAGTTTCTTTATGGAAACTGAGGCTGGTAGGGAAGCTTATAATCTAGCAAAAGAAATGGGTGACCTACAAGAATGGTCTTTCGGTTTCCGTATTAACGACTATGAATCCGGTAAGTTTAAAAAAGACGGTACAGAAGACGAAATAGATGTTCGTTTTTTGAAAGATTTAGAAGTCTTCGAAGTTAGTCCAGTACTCGTGGGTGCTAACAGAGAGACTTACACACTCGCAATTAAGTCTGGCGAAGAAGCTGTTTACGAAGCAACTAATATATCTGAGAAAAAAGCAGCAAACGAAGAAGATATTTTTGACAACCAAGAAGATGCTGAAAAAAGAGCAGAAGAATTAGGTTGTTCTGGTACACACATTCATGAAATGGATGGTAAAGAAGTTTATATGCCATGTGCAACTCATGAATCATATGAGGAAATGATTAGCAACAACTCCAAAGGTGGAGAAGAGGCTTCAGAAGAGTCTTCCTGTAATTGCAACTGCGAAAAACATGCAGTAGTTACTGAAGAAAAGTATGGCTCTTGTGATTATGGCGATAGTGGCAAGTGTGCCAAAGATAAAGAAAAAAGTTTAGAGATTTCAGATGACGATTCCAGCATGACAGGAAAACGTTTTTCTGACGAGGTCAAAGATGTGCTTGCAGCATTAGAGAGCCTCATTGTAAGAGCGAAAGCAATTTCAGTCTTACGTGAAAAAGATGGAAGAGTAATATCGGAGAATGCTAGTTCTGCTCTTAGAGCAGTTCAAGAGGACTTAAATGACGCTTGGACAGAAATAGATTCTATCTTAGATGAAGTTTCTGATACTGATGAAACTCCTACAGAGGAAGAAGCTCCAGTTAATGAAGCTCCTGTTGAAGAAATTCAAGAGGATGCAGAAGTTGCTGAAGCAGAAGCTGAAGTAGAAGTTATTGATGTTGAAGAAACTGTTGAAGATGATTCTGATTCTGAGACCGAAGAGTCTGAAGTTGAAGTTGAAACAGAAGCTCCTTCTTTAGAAGAAGTAGATGATGAGATTGACGCTTTATTCGCAGAGGGACAAGCATTAATTGCAGATTCACTTGAAATAGAACTAGACGACGAAGTATAAGTAATAATTTATTTTGGAGAAATAATATAATGGCAAATTATAAAGAAGACATTTCCAAGGTAAGGGCTGAGTTAAAAGAGGCTTTTGATTCTGCAACTGAAGGTAAATATACCCCAGAAGCAAAAGAAAAAATCAAAGGTCTTAACACTGAGCTTGCTGGTCTTATTGACGCAGAAAACTTAGAGCGTACCAAAGCTAAAAATGAAAAAGCTATGGAGCAAGAAGTTTATGCATCAGAAGAGCCACAAGCTGGTCCATCTACTGTAGGTGAAGCATTCGTTAATTCTGATGCTTATAAAGGCTACAGAGAAGATGGAGTCAAAGGTGTAGACTCAACAGTAAAGTTCTCACCAGCATATGGTGAAAAGGCAACATTAGGTGCCGGACTTACTGCATCCTTCCCACCGGAAGTATTAAGACAACCGGGAATCTTAGAGTCAGCTCTTAGAGACCCAGACGCTGTCATTGGTCTATTCGACCAGATTGAAACAAGCCAAAATTCATTTGCATATATGGAAGAAACAACTTTCACAAATGCTGCTGCCGAGCAATCAGAAGAAGCTACTACAGCTGAAGCTGAGCTTGACTTCACAGAGCAAACTGCACCAATCCGTAAGGTCGGTGTTTTCTTGCCTGTAACAGAAGAATTGTTAGCAGATGTAAATGGAATTCAAGGTTATGTCAACTCAAGACTAGGAACAATGATGAAACTACGTTTGGACAACCAACTCCTTTCCGGAGACGGTTCTGCTCCAAACATGGAAGGTGTATTAACAAAATCTGGAATCAATACATTTGACTACGCTTTACCATACGCTGGTGAACTAGGAAAAATTGGTCAAATCTACCAAGCAATCACTGAAATCAGAAAAGATGCTTTCGTAGAACCAGATGCAATAATTATGCATCCATCAGACTGGTACGACATCGTAACTTCAGTCACAGAAGTAGACACAAGTGGTTCAAAGAACCCATTATTTGTGGTTGCTGGTGGCTTTGGTGCTGATGCTACTCCAAGAATTTGGGGTCTTCCAGTCGTAGCCTCCACTGCAATATCAGCAGGTACCGTACTTGTTGGTAAATTCGGTGGTGGTGAAGCAGCTCACGTTGTGATGAGAAGTGGTCTCGACCTAGCTGTCTCAGACTCACATAGCGACTTTTTCCTTAAAGGAAAACTAGCTATTAGAGCTACAATGAGAGTCGGTCTTGCTGTTTACAGACAAGAAGCTTTCTGTAAGATTACAAACATGTAATTAGTTCAATATTATCTGGGGTAGTGACCCTGCCCCAGATAGAACTATTAAATTTTTTTATTAAGGAACAAAAATGGAATATATAAAAGTAGAAAATGATATTTGGAAATTAGCAGACGGAAGTCTCTATGAAGGAGATGTTTCCGGTGTTAGTGGTCAAGCTTCAAAGATTGCTAAAAAAGGTCATGAATACAATTCAGATTACCTAGCAAAGCATGGTTGGGGCGTTAAAAAAGCAGCTCCTAAAGAAGAAGCTCCTAAGAAAAAATCAACCAAAAAATCAATCGAAAATAAAGCCGTTAAGCCAGAAGACGTAGAAGACAAGTAAGGTTTAGCCAATGGCACTCTCTTCTGTTTCAGACGTTAAAAAGGCTATTGGTATAGACGTTTCAGCAAGTGATGAGACAAACATCACTGATATTTTTATACCGGCAGCAGACGCAGCAATTAAAAATTTTGTTGGCTATGAGCTCGAATACAATGGAGCTATAGTTGACACATTTGATGGGGCTAATCAAGAAGAACTATTTACTTCAGTAGCACCAATAGTTTCAATTACTTCACTATATGAAGACTCAGTTCTTTATACAGAAGGCAATGAAGAACATTATGTTGCTTATAAACAAACAGGAAAAATCAAAAGAACAAATAACAAAAGATGGTCAGATATTAGATTACAAAATGTTGTACTCACTTATGCAGCTGGTTACTCAGATTCAGAAGTAACAGCAGAAAACATACCATCAGACTTAAAATTTATTAGTGCTAGAGCAGCTGGAAGGTTATTTACAGCTTCAGCAGCACTCTCATCTCAACAATCAACTGGTGAAGTTTCAACTCATAACGCTGATAATTCAACAGATTCACAGTTTCAGTTAGTAACAGAAGAATCTATCGGTGATTATAAAGCAAAATATGAGTCAGTTGTAGATTTAATGAACCAAGAAATACTTAATACTCAAGATAAATCAGTATTAACTAAATATAAGAGACAATACTTCACATCTGCATCAATTTTAGACTAGACTGTAGTCATGGAAGATAAAGATATTAAATTTAACAAAGCTCAAAGACAAGCATTTTTAAGAGCAGTTGACCTAGACAAGTTTATGGAAGCTGTTTTAGAGCAAATGAACTCATTGAGAATGCAAAAAGTTAATTTAGTTCAAGATATGGACGATATAGTAAACGATTACTTAAGCATTTGTAAAAAATACCCAATTAAGTAATGGCTAGGTATGATTATAAGTGTTCAAAGTGTGAACACGTATTTGAAGTACAACACTCAATACACGAGGACCCAAAGGTAAAATGTGAAAAATGTAAAGCAATTTCTAATCGACAAATTAGCAATAAGGTTTATCTTTATGGAACTGTTGGTATTAATTGGAATACTAACCCTAATGGTGCTTCTGAATCGATGAAGAAAAGAGCTAGTAAAGCTGCCAAAAAAAAACAACAGTTCTAAACAGAATAAGTTTTATAACCTAAAGTCAATTCCTCATCCGGCATAATATCTTTTTTAGTAATTAAATAAATATTTGGTCCTATATCTATAAGTTCACAGTTAGGGTCTTCACTATGATTCACAAAACCACCAAGTGGTGTTCTTATCATTCCGTGTTGGTATTCAATATTTTTTACGTGACTTAAACCTAAATTTTTACCTTTGTCTATTATTTGAGTGCTAAACAACCCAAGACCATGTATTTCAGATTCACGGATAGTTAGATTTGAAGGTAAAGGATAATATTTATCTTCTTCCATCTTCTCTAGTCTCTAAACTTTTTAACAATTCATCGCTGAGTTTCCAATCAGAAGTTACTGTTTCTAATCTTCTAAGTCTAAATTCTTTATAAAATCTTTTAAAACCCTTCATCTCTCCACTTCTTTTCAAATTTCTTTACATTACCCCAACAAAACTTACTAGAATTCCAATCTCTCCACCTAGTTTTACTGTAGGTATCTTCAGCTAGTTTACTAGCCATCCATATATTGTAATAAGGATTAAATTGAATAGTTTCATATTTGAACGCTTCTCTTACATAAAAATTTTGTTCTGGCAAAAATTCTAAAGGTATTCCAGAATATGTTAGTATCTTAGAATCAAATTCTGGTGCGTCAAACTTTTCTGCAATCCAGTTCCAAGTTGAAGGTATAAATTGCATGATACCCGAATCATCAGCAGATTTACGGTAAGCTGAAGATTTACCTCTAGATTCACACCAACCTATACGCATTGCTGTATATAAATTTTCTTCGTCAAAATTTTCTACATAAATATGAACATATTCAATCATAGAACTTGGTATGACTTCAGTACATTCTTTATAATCGTTTAGAATTTCTGGGGTCATTGTAGAAGGCATCATAGATGCCATAAATATCATACATTCAACTATCATATATCTTTTTCTTTTTCATAATATTATTATAACATAATATGAAAAATTTACAAGTTATATTTTTAAAGCTTCTTGTATAACTTCTTGTTCAGAATTGCCTGTTACACCGGTGATAAATTCGTTAACAAATCTACCATATTTGTCTTGTACTTGCTTATATACTTGACCCTCGTAAGAGTTTGTATACTTATTCCAAGCTACAAATAGTGTGTTTTCACCGATTTTGAGCAGTTTTTGATGCTCATCACTGGCAATAATTTCTGGTTTAAATGCTTCTAACACAAAAACCTCCTTGTACTATACCCTTTAATTATACCATACTGTACTCAAATGCAAGGAAAAAAAAGAAAATGTGTAAAAATCTTGCTAAAAAAACGTTTATGTGATAAAATGGAGTATGGAAGATAATAATATAACTAAACCTACGATAGAGCAAGCAGAGTTCCTATTTAAGAAATTTCCTAATAAGAAACTTCGTGATTGGGCTGATGAGTGGGGTATGTCACATGAAAATGTACGCCTTATGAAGAAAAAACTTGGCTTGCCTACAAGAACTACGCCTATAAACAATATGGTGGCTGATGAAATAATAGCATTTATTAAAGATGGAAAGGGAACAGTAAACACTGCTAGAACATACGCCAATTACCCATTTGGAAAAGGAAAGTTTCTATATTGGTTGGATGAAAATCCTCAATATAAAGATATTCTAAAAGAAGCTGAAGCAATTGCTGAAGAGAAGAAAAAGAATCCTACTCATAAGCGATGCATAGTTACTGGAGAATGGTTACCAGTATCAGAATTCTACAAGGACAAAGGAACAGTTGACGGATACTCAAGAAGAAGTAAAAAAGCTGTTCAGTCTATGGTAAGAGAATATTACTACAACAGAAATGTAACAGAACCTGTAGTAGAAAAGAAGCAATGTTCTGCACTTCCAGAACTTGGTGAATTACCTGCAGAGTACTTTCATAGAAATAGAAGGTTAACATCTGGATTGCAACAATATTCAATAGCGTTTCAGACAGCTTATTCTGCTAATTTAAATTCAGCAAACCCAGAAGTAAGAAAGAACGCACACGGATTAGCTAAGGAAGAAGCATTAAAATATTTTGCTACATTAGGGTACACACCTAAAAGTTAATCTGTTATTATTGATGTACGTCAACTTTTTGTTGACGGGCATACTATACTCAAAAGCCCCTTCCTCGTGAGGGGGTTTTTTGTTGGTATAATTATAATTATGCCAAAGATACCAACTTCAGTACTAAATGAATCAATTACGATTCAAACATTAAGTGGTTCCTCCGTAGATGATAGAGGTCTTTCCACTGCTACATTCTCAGACTCAGCAACTTCAGTTCAATGTAGAATTGAACATACAAGAGGTCAAGAATTAACATCAGACGGTAGAACAGAAGAAAATGATATCTTTATTGTAACAATGGGACCAGACGAATCAATAACCACTCAAGATAGAATTGAGTGGCAAAATAATTATTATGATATAAAAGTCGTTAAAAATATAAAAGACCGTTTTGGAAATGTTTTCTATAAAGAAGTAGAAATGCAAGCAGGCTACTAATGGCACAAAGATTAAGATTAAATAGGTCATTAAGAACACTTAAAAAAATTGATTCCAAATCAAAGCGTTATCAGTTTGGTAAGATTTCTAGTTTTCAAGATTTAAGAAGTTTTTTTTACGAATATTCTTTATTTATTGGTGACATCCAAGCATTACCGGGAATGCCTCGACTTGGTGCTTTAGGAAATGCAAGGCATTATATGCTTAAAGGTGGTCGTATTATGGGTGACGTAAACGCTGCTATAGGTACATTCAATAAATTAAGAAGTGGAGACACCAATATTGAAGGTGCAGGAGAACGTATATTCAGAAGATTTGGTGGTAGAACAACAGGTAAACTTTTATTAATGGTTCCCGGAAATAATATGTTTTCTCGTGCAGCTCGTTCCGTAATAGGTGCTAACACTCAAAGAGCTTTTGACAGTTTTACAAAAAAACAATTTAGAAAAAATGTTCCAGAAAAAGCAATAGTTCATGTTGAAGGTGGATTCGATGCTCAGCTAATAGCTAACCATATTGATGATGCTATAGCTATGGTAACAGAAGATGTTATCAGACAAGTGTACCCATTCGTTCCAGTAATTTCTGGAAAATTAAGAGGAACTTTGAGAGCAGATTTTGGAAGAGATAAAGCTAAAGGTGGAACTATGCCATCTGGTGAAGTAATTATTGGTGATAGTACTACTAGTGAATATCACGGAATGATAGAGTTTGGCTCTGGTAAAGGTTTCAACGTAGGTACAAAAGCTTTAGACAGATACTTCCCAGTACCAGAAGCAGTAAAAGTTTTAAAATCATCACCAAGAAATCGTACTGCTGTTAACTCAAGACATGGTAAGGGTGCCATGATGCGTAGGGGTGCTAGAAACACAATTGAAAGATTTGCAAAGAGTCCATCAAATGTAAAAGTTAGTACTGTAAACCTCATAGCTGAAGCAAATAAATTAAGGAGATAGTATGGTTCAGAATTTACCAGACGGAGAAATATTAGCTAGAACATGGGCTTTAAGTAAAACAAGTATCACTGATTTAGTTCAACAAAAAATAGCAACAAGACTTCCTACTGGTTCAGATATGCCTTTTATTGTTATTCAAATGCTTGGTGGTAGTCCACTAGGTGGAGAATCTTTAATATACCAAGCTCAACTTGTAGTAGATTTTTACGCAGGTAAATATGCAACTAACTCAACCAAAGGACAGCCAGATTATTCTTCTGCATTTTCTTTAGGTAATACTTTCATAAGAGAAGCTTTTGACCACGCACCTACAAAACTAACTAGTGTCGGTGGAGAGATTGGAATGGTTCACGGTTTTGATTCAATATCTGGTCTCGGAAGAGTAGAAGAACCCGAGCTCGGTTTGGCACGCTATACTTGTGATATGGTAATGATTTATGGAGCGATATCGTGAAATATATAAAAGTTAATCCATATATAAGGGTTTTTGATTCTATTAGGGATGAAGAACTTGATGTAATTTTTGACAAAATAAACTGGGTTGAAGTAAAAGACTCTACTTGGAATAGGCTCAAAGAAGCTCAAACCAAACAGGGAGATTTATTACTACCTAACTTTGTTGAAAAAACAGATGGTATGGGTGAGATTAAAAACTTTAATGCTGCTGAAAAAGTAGAAGATGAAGTTTTAGATGATGAGTGGTATAACGACAATCCTGCTGACACAGAAGTAGAAGAGGAATAACGAAAAGTTATTCATAGAGTAAGTAGGTATAAGAAATGGCACAAAGTATTAGTGAGGTCATACTAGGTACTGGTAACTTGTTTACGGCTTTAGAGAGTGATTTGAATGGTGGTTCACCAAACACAACATTCCCAACAAATCCTGCAACAGCACCAGACTCTAGCTATTGGACCAATATCGGATATTCAGAGGGTGGATTCTCTCTTGAATATGATAAAACTTTTGAAGATGTTATGGTTGCAGAGGAAATAGACCCTCTTAAGACAATCAAAACAGCTCAAGAAGTGAGAATCACAGGTGAATTAGCACAAGCATCATTAGCTAACTTAAAGTTAGCAATGGCTGGTGGTACAAGCACCATTGAAACACCAGAAGTAGGTTACACCCAGTTAACTCCACCAACAACAGATGGATTTTTGGAGTATGGATTAATTCTTAGAGTTAATGCACCGGGTGCAGCTGAAGGTGGAACTCAGAAAGTCAGAGACATTTATGCTCCTAGAGCAGTAAACGTCGGAGCTTTCTCAATGGTTCACGCTAAAGCACCACAAAAGGTAACAATAACTGTTGAATACAAATTATTGAAACCTAACAGTGATGCTCCGTTTAGTCACTTGTTTAAAGTAATAGACGAAGTTTAACAAAACCTTAGGAGGGTAAATGACAGACAAATTTAAAGACTTCGATGAAGCAATCAGAGAAGTAGACGACGCAAAGATTACTTTCAAGGTAGCTGGGGAGACATTCGATTGTCCTGCTCAGCTACCAGCGAAAGTTGTCTTAACGCAATTAAAAATGCAAAATGAGCTCGGAGGCATTGACCAAAAAGATATTGGTGAGTGGCTCAGAATGATTATTGGAGAAGAAACTTTCGACAAGCTTTTAGAAAAAAACATATCTTGGACAATCTTAGAAGAACTTCTAGGTTGGCTATTAGTACAATATGGAATTGTTCAATCAGCTGAAGAATTAGAAAGCTCTGATAGTGAAGGGGGAGAAGAAGAAGACCCAAAATAGACATCACTATTGAGGATATTTTGGAAAGATGGTCTGCAGTTGAATCTGATTTTCAACGCTTCTTTAATCTTCAACCATTAGAACTTTCTTGGAGAAGGTTCAAAAATTTAATATTCAGTCTGGTCTCTCAAGAGTCTTCTTTCTATGCCCCGTACCTTACTGAGTATTTAGAGCAATCTAGAGAGGAAATAAATTCACAAAATTCATCCAATAAAGAAAATCGTGTAAAGATTAACTTAGACACGGCATTAGATGAATTAGGTGGAACAAAAGAGAGTGTAAGTTTTAATGAGTAGCAAAATTAATTTAGGTGCTTTAGTAGTTAACATAGAAGGTAATACCTCTGGTATTAACAATGCTGTAGCTGCTGCTCAAATGAAAGCTACTAATGCTTTTAAAAAGGTAGGTTCTGCTGCTTCCGGTATGATTACTGGTGCAGTTGTTGCAACTTTATCAGCAGTTGCTATCGCAATGGCAGCTGGTGCTAAATCTGCAATAGATTTTGAAGCAGCATTTGCTGGTGTTAAGAAAACTTTAAATGCTAATCCCGAACAGTTACAACAAGTATCTGATGAATTAATTAACATGGCAAGATTCTTGCCACAAACAGCAAAAGAGCTTGCTGGAATAGCACAAGTTGCTGGTCAGTTAGGTGTTGCAGTTGATGATGTTGCTAAATTTACTGAAGTAATAGCTAAATTAGGTGGAGCAACAGACTTAGCTGGTGAGATGGGTGCTACTTCAATGGCTAGATTCATGAAAGTTATTGGACAACCAATTAAAAATACTGAAGCTTTTGCAAACGTCTTAGTTGACTTAGGTAACAATACTGCTACTACAGAATCTGAAATAATTCAGTTAGCACTTAACTTTGGTGCTTTAGGTTCTCAAGTAGGTTTGACTGGTGAAGAAATATTAGCATTCTCAGCAGCAATGAGAGAGATGGGACAACCTGCTGCAGCTGGTGCAACTGCACTTAATAAATTATTTACAAACTTAAATAAAGCTGTATTAGGTGAAGGTGGTCTTGCAGAGTTTGCAGATATCGCTGGTATGGGAATGCTCGAATTCCAAGAACTAGCTGAAACGAGTATGGCTGCTGCTGCTCAAGCAGTATTAGAAGGTTTGAATGATATGGCTGCTAATGGTAAAGACCAAGTTGCAGCGTTAGACACCGTAGGATTAGCAAGAGATAGAGTTTCTCGTGCTTTAATTTCTATGTCTAAAAACGAAGAAGGTTTAGCAAAAGCAAGAAAAATAGCTAGCGAACAATTAATGGAACAATCTGCGTTAAACAAAGAGTTTGCAGAGAGACAAAATACTGTTGCAGGACAAATGGACATTCTTAAGTCCAAGATAAACTCTTTTGGTATACGAATGGGTGAGTTCTTATTACCAGTAATACGTAAAATTGTAGAAGGTTTAGGTAGGTTCTTCGATGGTCTATTTTTCATAGTCAAAGCTTCCAAAAATTTTATAGACGCTTTTAAAGCTATGAAAGACGGCATACATCCAATGATTAAAAATGGAGGTATCTTGGCAGGGGTAATAGCTATTTTCTACAAGATTGGGGATATTATAGGTTGGGTAATTGGGAAAATTAAAACAGTTTTTGGCTTGTTTTCTAAAGCAGCTCCAAAAGCAGGTATATTTGGTAAAATGTTTGGATTTGTAGGAAAAATGGCAGCTGGAGGTGCAATAGCGATAGCTGCAGCAGCAAACTCTATAATGAAATTTGGAGACATGCAAGGACTTATAGATGACTTTGGAGATAGTGTAGAGTCATTAACAGATAAATTCAATGTATTCAAAACACAAGGAGTAGGTGGATTAGACCAAATTACAGATAAAGCATTAAACGATATGTTTGAAGGAATGAAAGAGGGCGACCTTGGAAAAGTTCTTAAGGAGATGTTTGATGCAGGTAAATTAGATTCAGATGTTGTTAAAGACCTTGCAGAGTTTGGTAAAAATATTGGTGACAGCGTATTAGAAGGTCTGGAAAATGCAATTGGTGTTGGGGAAGCACAATTTGGTAGCTTAACACAGGATGACGTTGAAGCCCAAATGAAAATTTTAGAAGATGCTGGTCAAACTAATAATGACATATATAGAGGTTTAGTAAATCTACAAGGTGCTTTCAAAAGTGGACAAGAAAACATAATTGAACTTGCACACGAAGAACTTATGGCTAAATTAGCACTTGCTAAAGCTGGTAAAGAATCAAGAACCAATCAAGAAGAATTAATTTTCTTACTTCGTGAAGGTATAGACGCAACAGAATTACAAAAAAATGGTTTTGAAGCAGCTATTAAAACCTCTGCAGGATTAGAAAAGTTTGCAAAAGATTTTGGTATGGCTATAGAAGGTATACCAGCACTTGTAGACATTTTATTCCCACCTGCTAAAGACCCTGTACAAGAAGCTTTAATCCAACTTAAAGAAGATGCTGCAGCTTTCAAACAAATGGTTGCAGATGTCTTTGCACCAACAAAAGCACAGTTTGAATTAGAGTTTGCTGAAATGGACTTAGCAGATGCTCACCAAGAGCATGCAGATTTACATTCAGAATTAGGTGACTTACACGCAGAAGATGCTCAGTTACAACAAGATTTAGTAGATTTACAAACTGCCGAGTTACTTACTCATGAAGAAAAATTAGAAATTGCTGAAAAGCAATTAGAAATACAAGAGTTACAGAATAAGCATGCTACTAAAGCTGCAATGACTCTTGAGGAAACTGTACAACAACAAGATTTAATTAATGAAGCTTTAGAAATAGAAGATAGACTTCGTAGAGGTTTGTCATTATCTGCTAATGACCAATTACGTAGAGAAAAGCTTCGTAAAGATTTAAGAAGAGTAGAATTAGCTGCTGCTCAAGGTTCTTTAGAGTTTGCTGATTTAGAAGCTGAGGCTATTAGAGAAAATATAAATTCTCTAGAGAAAAATGCAGTTACAGAAACAGATGCAATTCTTAAACGTAGAAAAGCTGCTGATGTTGAAGGTAAAGCTAATTTACGTCGTGAAAAAGAAAAAGAAGATATTCTTAAAGCACAAAAAGAAATCAATGAAATTAATTTGGAAGCTACTGCTCGTCGTAACGAAGAAATTATAGAAATAGAAAAACGTCGTATAGCTATTGAAGAGAGATTAGCTGAGATACCTAGAGAAATAAAAGAAGCTCACTATGAAATTCACAATGCACAAAAAGAGGTACTTGACCGTACTGCAGATATTCAAATAGGATTTATGGAAATGCGTGCTGTTGGTGAAAACGAAATGAAACTGCTTGCAGAAGCAATAGGTATGCCTATGGACAAACTTGATGGAATGATGACTCTAATGAATCACTTAAGAGTTGAATCTGGAGATTTTATAAACAATTTAATATCTGGTGCAATGCCACCTACTAATCCAATTTTGCCGGGTTCCGGGTCAGATGCATCTAGAAGAAATTATTCGTTCTTAGGAGGTGGAGCTGGTAACAAACCGTTCTTAAGACATGGTGGTGGTCGTTTTAAACCGGGTCAGAATTATATCGTTGGAGAATACGGACCAGAAATGTTGAAAGCATCACCCGGTGGTGGTGGGCAAATTACTCCTATGACAGGTGGTTCTATGGGTGAAACAACAAACAATATAAATCTAAATATTACAGGACTTCCTACAGACCCAATTGCTGCTAGAAAAATTGCACAAAATATTCAAAGAGAACTTACAAAACTTGAGAGAGAAGGAAGGTCTGGAGTTGTCAGATAGCATCTACACACACGCTAATTTTCACCCTCAATGGGAAGAAGAAGAATGATTGCAAAAATAAAAGATAATCTAGGTTTAATAGCAACTGCTTTAGCTCTTATGGGAACAATAGGAACAGGTTTATCAACTGCTGGTGAAATAGTAAACACTCTTCAAGGCATTGATGACAGAATGAATCAAGTTGAAGTAGATTTTGAAATGCTAAAAGAAAGCACATTCGTACAAGGCGATATAGCTGTTCTGTTTGAAAAAGTCCAGAAATTAGAAATAACTAATGACACTAATCAATATGTTCAAATCGAAAAATGGGAATGGGACGATATCAAAAGACAAATTACTCGTCTTGAAACACAACTTATAGACCAAGACCAAGACTTAAATGTAGTTAAAGAAATACAAACTAGATTAGCGTGGATAGAAGCGAATTGTTGCAATGGTAGATAATAAAGAAAAACATTACTTAAAAGCTTGTAAATCAGACTGGAATTGTGGCGAGTATTTCTATGGACCCAAATATAAATATTGCAAAAGATGTAGAGACAAGGAGATGTGCTAATGGCTAATCAAGTAACAGTAGGTAGAATGAGTTTCACTTCACCTAGAAGTATTAATATAACCTCTGTGCAAGATGGTTCTAGAAACTCTGTTGAAAGAACAATAAGCATGTCTGGTTCATTCGTTGTTGATTCAATTGATGCAGGTAAATCTTTAAGAGATGAATTAATTTCTATGGGTAACTCTAACTTAACTTTTCCTTTTACTTGGACTGGTGATGAGTTAATTGAGGGTTATTGTAGATTAGGTTCTACTAGTGTAGACAATGCTAAATTAGCAACAGGATTATTTAAATACTCTATTGAGTTACAAGTTAAAGGTAGAACTTCAGAAATGATATTTGAATCAAATATGACTGGTTCTTTATTAACAAATTCACACAGCATAACTTCAACTACATATGGTGCAATGCACGCTTTACCAGTTAATGCTTTAAACTATTATCATGCTGAAGCTCCAGTAGATGCAATAAGGGCTTCTAGTGAAGGTAACGTTGCAATTTATTATGATACTAACTTAAGAAGTAGTGCTGCTCAATGGATTGTAGAGCCAGCAGATTACTACAAAGGTGCAGCAAGAATCAGTATAGACAACACAATTATGACTGGTTACTTAGCAAAAAACCAACCTCAAGGGGTGACACTTTCAAATGGTATAATAAGATTAACCTCTGGCAATGCGTCAAACGAATCAAGATTTACTATAGAGTTTTATGATAACGGAGTCTGGGCTAGTTCCAGAGAGATATCATTTAATACTGGTGCCTCCAAAACAGAATGGAATGTTTGGAAAACAGTACAAATACTTAGAAATGAACCACAGGAATGTGTCGTACGTTTCACTACTTATTCTGACAGTAATGGAGATGGGCGACTTGTAGTAGATGCCACTATTAAGCGAGGAGCCCATCACATAGGACTGGTTGCTAACCAAGGTCCTACTTCAGATAGAGCTGCAAACTCTAGAATAAATTTGCAAGTGACAAGTAATCACGATACTTTCACAGATGATACTGGGTATATGGTTGAAGATACAGCTGATGGTGATGGACAGAAGTTCATTGTAGGCTCTCCACAAGGATACACAGCAGATGTAGTTGATGGTGAAGACTTAATTTATGTAAGTAACAATCAGTTTAAAACATTTGTTGGTTATGTTTACAATGCAAGTTCTCCTAATACTATTGACACAGCAGATGCAGTAAGAGACCAATACTTGGAAGGAATATACGAAAACGTTAGACTAGTGAGGGCATAATGGCAATTACAGAAAGATTAATGGCACCGGGTAACTTTACTGTAAACTTCAGTCAAGAATTTACACCTACTGCAATAATAGAATCAATAAAAGAATGGGGACATATTGTTGTCACCCCACAAGAAATCGATGTAGACACACTTAACGATAGTGACATACTTAGTTCATCAAGATACACAGGAATAGTTTTAAACAGAACACTTGAAGAAGGTGTTGTAACTGTAGCTGGTCAAGGATTAGAACTCTATCTGGGTGATGGTTCTGGTAAAGGAATGGTCATTGCTGAATCCAATAATATTGGAAAAGTAAGAACATACACAAATGTAACTTTATCAGAAGCATTATTCAACTCTTCAGTTGTAGATGGTAAACCATTTGGAATAATGAGAGATGAAGCTGGAAACTTACAAGCTATACAACAAGGTACAATTAGCGACCCAGCAACTCTTTATACTGGTCAACACTTCGTTGAAACTGCTTTATCTGCATTAAAATTTGTATCAGAAATACTCAATACAGAATATAGAGTTAATCCAAATGGAACTATTGACGCTGGTCCATCAGCTAATTTATTCGTAGGAGTAGGAAGTAATGAACCTACTTCAGTAGTTGTTAAAAGTGCTTACGGTGAAGACCCAGAATATGAAGGTGTAACACCAAGTGGTTTAAGAAGTGAGTTCGATGCTACTGATTGGGTTTCTAGAGTTGATTTTACTGGAGAAGTTGGTTATTTCAATATACCTACTGATGTAGCTGGTGAAGCTAGCTTATCCTCAATACCTTATAAAGACTTACACGGAAATGATTTGAAGCGTGTTGGTTTAGTACAAGAACCAGAAGCTCCAGAAGAACACCTAAATACTAGAGCACAAGCAATGCTAAATGAACTTGCAAGAGTTAAGAAGATACTTAACCTTGACCTAACTCAGTATGAAGTATCTGGTGATATGAAAGTTGGAGACTTTGTATATGCTTTTGACCCAGATGTAGGTTTTGTTGACACAGACGAAGATGCTACAGCTGAATCAAGAGATAAATACGAAGTAACTTTTAGAGGTCAAACAATAACACCAGCTAAGGTTCGTGTTACAGGTTTAACTTTCCCAATTATGTCCGGTATGGGTGTTTACTTTAGAGACAAAGATGGAAACTACACAGATTTAACAGAGTATGTACAATTTGAATCTGGTGCTACACAAGTAGAACTAGGAGATGTACTTAGGTCAATAAGAGACGATTTAAGATTTAATGAGTTTTCACTCTCAAGACAAAATGCTGGTGTATTCTCAATTCCAGATTTACCAGCTACACCAACATTACAATCCGGTACATACTTAGACAGCACTGGTGATTCAAAAGGTTTTATTAGAATTACTTTCAATAGACCTCTAAACGAAGATGGTTCACAGATAACAGACGGAAGTCATTACAAAGTTCGTTACAAGAAAACAACTGATAACGAATACTCATACATGAATTTCCCTTATACAAATGCATCAAGTGAATCTTTAATACTGCAAGATTTAACAGTTGGAGTTAGTTACCAAATAGGTGTTGCAACAGTTGACCGTTCTGGTTTTAAGAAAATGTCATCTTACGATGGAGCTGGTGAAGACCTGTATACAGATTCAGCTAGTGTTAATGCTAACTTTGCATCTAATGCAGTTATAGAAATAGAGAAAGATGGTCAAGCCCCATCTAAACCTAAACAAGCTCAATCAATAGCTGCTGGTCCATTAAGAGTTCAAGTTACACATTATCTGGGTAAAGATGGTCTTGATGGTGGTGGAAATCCTTTTGGTGATTTCACATTAGAAGGTGACTTAGACCATTTAGATGTACACGCAGTTGCACAAAGTGGTAATGTTCAAGATTTTACAGTAGCTGAATCAAATAAAATTGGTGAAGTAAGGGTAACTTCTGGAAACTTATTACAAGGAATACCTGTAGTGGGAACTATGGAGTTAGAAGACTCTCAAGATTATTATTTTAGAATAGTAGCCGTTGACAAGTCTGGTAACGAATCAGACCCTTCAGATGGTCAATCAGCTGTAGCTAACTTAATTGAAGAGGCTAATATAGCTGATGCAAACATAACAGAAGCTAAAATCGGAACTGCTGCTATTACAACTGCAAAAATTGCAGATGCAACTATTACAGATGCAAAAATAACTGATTTATCAGCAGGAAAGATTACTAGTGGAAGCATTATCGGTGGTGAAATAACTGTTGGTGGAGTAGCTAATACAAGTGGATTTATAAAATCTTATAACTATTCAAGTGGTTCTGCTGGTTGGATTATAAATGCTAATGGTAGTGCAGAGTTTGATGCTGCTGTTATTAGAGGAACATTAGACGCATCTCAAATAAATGTTACAAACATAGATGCTGCAAATATAAGTACTGGAACTTTAAATGTAGACAGACTACCAACAATTACAACTTCTCAAATTAATTTTACTGCTTCTGATATTGATGGTGTTGACCCAGATGCAATACTTGCAACTATTAACGCATCTTCTGAAGGTATAGAAATAAATGCAAATAGATTAGATTTAAGTGGAACTTTATCAGTAGGAGATGCATTAGATGTAGGTGGTTCTGATGCTTCTAGTTTCCACGTTGATGTAGATGGAAATATGTGGTTAGGAGCTGGAACTTACGCTTCTGCTCCATTTAAAGTTTCTAATACTGGTGCTTTAGCTGCTAGTTCTTTTTCTTTAACTGGTGGTAGTGCAACTAACTTATCTCTTTCACTTGATGATGCAGGGAATACACAAACACCTGCAGCAAATAGAAGTATTGCTTTCGGTTCTTCAGTAATTTATGAATCAACTGCTTTAGGAGGTTTACAGTTAAAAGGCAGTGGCGATACAGTTTATATACAAGATAAGTTAAAAATATCATCATCTGGAACTGCTGATGACCCAGCACTCTATTTTGCTGGTATAAGCTCAAACGACGACCCCGGTTTTTATACAGCAAATTTATTTAGTGGAGGTACAAGAACAGAGCTTTATTGGTCAAATGGAGATGACAATATATTACATTCAAGGTCTGATTCTACACTACTGTACTTAGATGCAAGTGGTGTCTCTATAGGAGGTTCTACAGGAGGTAGCAGCCAATACATTGGAAAAAATAGTTCTGGCACATTTGGTTGGCATAATTTAGCTAGTGGTTCTCACTCTCATACAGAATCAGATATATCTAATATAGGTAGCCACGCTCATAGTTCTACTTCTTCTTGGTTAAACAATGACCATGGTTCTCATACATCCCTAGGTGCTAGTGGAGGAATATATGGTAGTTCAAGTAATGCATCAAGATTTGACCATACACACAGTGGGTTCTTGACATCTGAATCTAATTTAAGTATGTCTACCAATAATGGAGATGTATCTGGTAGTCCATTTATAACTAATGTCAGTGGACATAACATTGTAAGAACTAACTCTACAAGTACTAATGTAACTATGCGTAGTATTTTCCCACCTTTTCATAGTTCTGGAGCTTATGTATATGATTTAGGTAATGGTCCATTGTATTCTTATGATGATATTTGGGGTGCAGGTTCTAACATTGCTTCTGATAAAAAAATCAAAGAAAACATTGTAGAGACTGATTTAGGATTAGATTTTATTAATTCTCTTAATCCTGTGAAGTATAAATTTAAAGATGTCGACTTAGAAACAGTTGAAAATTGGGATGAAAACAAAAGTCCAATAAGAACTAGAACACACTATGGTTTATTAGCTCAAGAAGTCAAAGAAGCTCTTAAAACTGCACATCCAGATAACTATACATTAGATGCAATGGTTGTTCATACTCCAAATGAAGAAGGACAATACATAGGAGAAGATGATGAATTTGAAGGTTGGGCTTTAAGATACACAGAATTAATTTCTCCATTAGTAAAAGCAGTACAAGAACTCTCGGCAGAAAATGAAGCACTAAAATTAAGAGTGGAAGCATTAGAAGGATAAAATGGCAGACATAATAAACGAAGGTGATTCAAAGTTAGAGGTAGTTGATTCTTCAACTGATGCTTTAGCAAGAATATACGCAGAACTCAACGCTGAAGAGCGATTTGAGATTACTTCTACTGAAATTGTTTTTTACAATCCAAATGACCAGATAGAAACTGGTGATGCAACTGATGACAATCAAGGTGCAGCATCTACATTTAACGGATTACAAACTGCACACAATACTATTCATATACAATCTGGTGATGGAGTATCTGTTCCTCAATCAAATCTTTATCTTGATGGTAAATCTATTATCTCTGATAAAACTCTTGCTATTGGTACAACAGGACAAAAAGAATTACATTTTGGTACAAATGGTACACAATGGGTAAAAATTACAGAATCTGGTTATTTAGACTTTAGTAAATTAACAATAACTGGTGACCAAGGAACAGCAGGACAATTAATAAGAAATGCTGGAAATGGAACTATTGAATGGTACACACCAGATAATAGAAATAGTTTTGGTTCAGTAACAATTGGTGGAAGCTCAATAGATGCTTCTTCTGTTGGAGATAGTTTTGAAATTGTTGCTGGTGATAATATATCTCTTGGAGTTGTTGGTTCTCAATTAACAATTAATGCAACTCAACCTAATGTTTTCTCAACAATTCAAATTTCTGGACAAAATGATGTAGTAGGAGACTCAAACTCTGACACATTAACTTTTGTAGCAGGTTCTGGTATAAATCTTACTACCGACAGTGCTAATGATACTATCACAATCACAAATACAGGCACTTCTGGTGGAAGTACTGAAGATGTATTTAAGACTATACAAGTATCTGGACAAGCAGATGTTATAGCTGATAGTTCTACTGATTCATTAACTCTTGAAGATGGTGGTGGCATAGAGATAACTACAGATGATGCATCAGATAAAATTACCTTTAGAGAGACTAAATCAAGACTTCTTTCACCTCTAGGTTACTTAACTTATTCAGATGAAAACTCAAATACTACAGAAGTACCTTTAAAAAACTACTTTATAAATACTACAACTTCGCTATCAGTCAATGGTGGTGGGTCTCTAGTAGGTATGGCAACACGAGCTTTACGTCTGCTACAATCAGATGGTAGTACTTATAGTTTTATGATTATGCCTGCAACAAGTGATGGGGACTCTCTTGTTTTCTCCTACACTAAAGCAGACGGAAGTACTGTTACTAGAAATATAACAATGGCTGCGTAAGGGAAAAATGGCAGAATACACACCAATTAGAGGCGATTTCAATCAACAAGAAGAACTTGTTGGTTTAGCCGAATTCCAAGCATCTGATTTTATAGGAATAGACGATGGTGGTACTGGTGCTACAACAGCTTCTGGTGCTAGAACTTCTTTAGGATTAGAAATTGGTACTAATGTTCAAGCTTGGGACGCTCAACTTGACGATATAGCTGGTTTAACACCTACAGATGCATACTTTATAGTTGGTGATGGTTCTAATTTCGTAACAGAAACTGGTGCTACAGCTAGGTCATCTCTTGGGTTAGGTGTATCAGATACAGTACAATTTGGCACTTTACAAATAACAAACATTACAATTGACTCTGTAACTTTAAACGAGGTTGTAACTGAATCAGAGGGAATAGGAAACTCAGATAATGATACTTCTGTTCCAACTTCTGCTGCAGTTATAGACTATGTTGCAGCTCAAATTACACTAGAAGACTTAGATGTTGCTGGTGACACAGGAACTGGTTCTATTGACTTAGATTCTCAATCACTTACTATTGCAGGTACTACAAACGAAATAGTAACTAGTGCTAGTGGTCAAACCGTAACTATAAGCCTTCCAGATGATGTAACTATTGGTAATGATTTGGTTGTTACTGGAGACTTAACAGTTCAAGGTACACAAACTATATTCAATACTGAAACTTTAGAAATCGAAGATAATGAAATAGTCTTAAATTCTAATGTAACTGGTGCTCCATCTACTGATGGTGGTATAAAAATAAACAGAGGAACAAGTGCAGATGTAACACTTCTCTGGGATGAAACAAATGATAGATGGACAGTAGGTTCAGAATCTTTTGTTGCTTCTACCTTTATAGGTAACTTAACAGGAAATGTGACTGGTGACTTAACTGGAGATGTCACAGGTGATGTAACTGGAAACCTAACTGGAAATGTTGCAGGAGATTTAACAGGTAATGTTACTGCTACTTCTGTACTTGAAGATGGTGTAACAGCTACTACTCAATCAGTTGGAGATAATTCAACTAAGGTTGCTACTACTGCCTATGTAGATGCACAAGTAGCTACTGAAGATACATTAGCAGAGATGAACGATGTAACACTTACAAGTTCACAAAATGGAGATTTCTTAAGATACAACGGCAGCGTATGGATAAATGACGCAGTTGATTTAGCAACAGACACTGTCGGTGATTTTGTTCAAAGTATTACTGCTGGAGATGGTTTAGCTATAGATGTAAATTCTGGCGAAGCACAAACTCCTACTCTTTCTGTAAATGTTGATGATAGTTCTATAGAAATAGACACCGATACACTACAAGTAAAAGCTCTTGGTATAACAAATGCAATGCTTGCTGGTTCTATTGACAACACAAAACTTACAAACAGTTCGGTAACTATTAATGCTAATGCTCTATCACTTGGTGGAACATTAACATTAGTTACAGACGATATAGCAGAAGATGGTTCACCAACTAATCTTTGGTATACAGACGCAAGGGTCGGAACTTACCTTACAACTAATAGCTACGCTACAGAGACTTATGTTGATAATGCAGTAGCATCTGAAAACGAAATAAGCGAAATGAATGATGTCACACTGACATCCTTATCCACTGGTGAGTTTTTACAATATAACGGTTCAGCTTGGGTAAACATTGATTTAGATACTGACGACATTGACGAAGGTTCTAACTTATTTTACACAACTACAAGAGCTAATACAGATATAGATGCGAGAGTAACTAAGTCTTTTGTTGATGCTCTTAATGTAGATGCAGATACCTTAGATGGTAATGACAGTACAGCATTCGCTACTGCTGCTCAAGGAACATTAGCTGATAGTGCTTTACAATCTGGTGATAATGTATCAGAACTTGTAAACGATGCAAACTACATTGACTTAACAGATTTATCAGTAGCTACAGGTTCTGGTTTAACTTACAATTCTACAACTGGAGAGTTCGGAACTTCTGCAATACCTAATTCTCAACTTGAAAATAGTGTTGTAACATTTACTGACGGCACTAACTCTACAGATGTTGCTTTAGGAGATACAGTAACATTCTCTGGAACTTCAAATGAAGTAGAAGTATCTGAAAGTGGTGGAACAATAACAATTGGGTTACCAAATGATGTAACTATTGCAGGTAACTTAACTGTTCAAGGTACTACAACTCAAATAGATTCAAATACAGTTAACATTGGCGACAATACATTAGTACTTAATGCTGATGAAACTGGTACCCCTTCACAAGATGGTGGTATTGAAATTGAAAGAGGAACAGATACAAATGTATCATTTATATGGGATGAAACAAACGACAAGTGGACAGTAAATGAACTAGGTTCACATACAATTGTTGCTTCTACTTTTGAAGGTAGCTTAACAGGTAATGCTTCCACAGCAACTGCTCTATCTTCTGCACAAAACTTTTCTTTAACTGGAGATGTAACTGCAACAGCAATTAGCTTTGATGGTACTGGAGCAGTAGCATTGTCTACAACTGTTACAGAAAGTGCTGTTACACAACACGAAGCTGCACTTACAATTACAGAAAGTCAGATATCCGACTTACAATCTTACTTAACTTCTGAAACAAACGATTTAACATCAGCAGTAACTTGGGCTAATGTTCCAGACGCTAACATTACACAAAGTTCTGTAACTCAACATCAAGCTGCTTTAGCAATAAACGAATCTCAAATAACATTCACAAGCAATTTCTTAGAAAACTTAGTAGAAGACTTAACACCTCAATTAGGTGGAACTCTTGATGCTAATGGTAACACTATTGATATGGGTGTTAATGTTATTACCGATACAAAAGTCGGTCAATGGGATACAGCGTATTCTTGGGGAGACCATAGTACTGCTGGTTATTTAACAAGCTTTACCGAAACAAATGATTTAACTGCCGCAGTTACTTGGGCAAATGTACCAGATGCAAATATTACTGAAAGCTCTGTAACTCAACACGAAGCAGCTTTAAGTATTACAGAGTCACAAATTTCTGACTTAGGTAGCTATATAACTGCTACATCTAGTGATACTTTAACTAATAAAACTATAAACTTTGAAGACAATACTGCAATCATAGAATTTGCAGTTACTGTATCTAATCCGGGTGCTGGTAATAAATATTATTTAGACACAGAGTTGTCTGCAAACATACAGCTTATTCCGGGTGTTACATATAGATTTGACCAATCAGATTCTTCTAACTCTGGTCATCCACTAGTACTTTCTACAACATCAGAAAGTGCAGGTGTTACATCTTACACTACAGGTGTAACAACAAATGGTACACCGGGTTCAGCTGGTGCATATACACAAATTGTTGTAAATGGTGCTACAGCAGATAAACTTTATTACTACTGTTCAAATCACTCTGGAATGGGTGGAGGTATTGTTTCTATACAAGGAAGTAGCTTTGTAGCAGGAACAGGTATATCTATATCTGGTGAAACAATCTCTACAACTATTACACAATATGCAGACTCTGATGCTAGAGGTGCAATATCTGTAACTGATAGTGGAGGAGATGGTTCATTATCTTATGATTCTGGTACTGGTGTAATAACATATACTGGACCAAGTCAAGCTGAGGTATTAGCCCATATATCTGGCGGAACAGGAATAACAATTTCTGGTTCTGGTGTCATTGATACAACAATTACACAATATGCAGATTCTGATGTTGAAGCATATTTAAGTGGTGGTACTGGTGTAACATTCTCATCTGGTGTTATAAGCATTGGACAGGCTGTATCTACTACATCTGATGTAACCTTTAATGATGTAACAGTTTCTGGAGACTTGATTGTTTCTGGAACAACTACAACTATAAACACTGAAACAATTGAATTAGCTGACAACATAATTTTATTTAATTCAAATGCAACAGGTTCTGCTTCTCAAGATGCTGGAATAGAAATAGAGCGTGGAGATGACACTAACAAGACTTTAATTTGGAACGAAACAGACGATAAATGGACTGTTGGTTCTGAGACATTTGTAGCAGGGACTTTTGAAGGAGCCTTGACTGGAGATGTCACTGGTAATGTTACTGGAGATGTTACAGGTGATGTAACTGGTGCAATTATTGTTACTGGTAAAAATGAAAGTGGTTCAACTATCGCAGCCGGTGTACCAGTATATATTTCTGGACAAGCAAGTTCTGGAACAGAGTTTACAGTAGCACCAGCAGATGCTGATGGTTCTGGAACAATGCCAGCGATTGGTGTTACAACTGCTTCTGCTTCCAATAATGCTTCAGTATCAATATTAGCTTTCGGTAAGTATGTAGGTTTAGACACTTCCTCATTCTCAGTGGGTGATGAGCTGTATGTATCTACAACAGGAACATTAACAACTACTGCTCCAACTGGAGAAACTGCTTTACTTCAAAAAATTGCAAAAGTAATTAGAAGTCACGCATCAGATGGCGAGATATTTGTACAAGGTGCAGGTAGAAGTAATGCAGTACCTAACTTAGATGATGGGGATATTTTTATAGGTAATGCTTCTAATCAATCAGTTACATCAAGTTTTAACACATTATCAGATGCAAGAATTGCATTAGCTAACTTAGAAGACTTAGCAAATGTAGGTTTCTCTGCACCGGGTGCTTCAGAAGATGACAAAGTTATATTCTGGGATAATACAGCAGGTGCTTTCGGTTTATCTACAGTTTCTGGACTTGCAGGACAAGGAGAAGTCAATACAGCTTCTAACATTGGAACAGCAGGTGTAGGAATCTTTGATGGAAAAGTCGGAGAAGATTTACAGTTTAAAAAACTAAATGCAGGTTCTTCAAAGATAACAATTACCGATGACACAGGTAATAATGAAGTAGATATTGATTTAGGTACAGTATCAGTCGGAGATTTATCAGATGTAGATATTACAACTTCAGCTCCTTCTGATGGTCAAGCTCTTGTTTGGAATGCTTCAAACAGTGAATTTGAACCGGGAACAGTAGCTTCATCTACAAACTATTTCCAAACAATAGCTGTATCTGGAGAATCAGATATAGTACCAGACAGCACTACAGATACTCTTACTTTTGCAGCTGGTGCAAATATTACTCTTTCTACAAACGCTTCTACTGATACACTTACTATTGCAGCTACAGATACAAACACACAACTTACACAAGAACAAGTAGAAGACTTCGTTAATGGAGTAATAGTTGCTGGTGCAAACATCACAAAGACTTATGATGATAATGCAGGAACTCTTACTATTGCAGCAACTGGTGGTGCAGCAAATGCTTTCTCAACCTTAGCAGTTGCTGGACAATCAGATGTTGTAGCTGATGCTGAAACAGATACCTTAACACTTACAGCTGGAACAGGTATGACAATAACTACAGATGCAAGTACAGATACAATTACTTTTGAGTCTGCTGGTGGTGGTGGAGGAAGTCTTCCATTAATACTTGCTGGTTCTACTTCTGACCCTATAACTTTGTCAGATATAACAGTCGCTGGTGCAATACCATTTACATCTTTTGATGGAAGTACAGACAATATTCAACTTGGTTCTACACAAACAGCGGTTACAACTTTTGCTGATAATGATGCTGATACATCTATAGAACTAGAAAGAACATCTGATGATGATACAGTTTATATTAAAGCTGGAGGTACAGATGTAGTAACAGCAACAAGTTCTGGTGTAACAATAACTAACTTAACTGTTACTGGAACAACTACACAAGCTAATGAATTAAAGATTACGGATACATTATTTGAATTAAACGCTGATGGTG